TGGAGAACTCATGACATTTTATGGTAATCAACAAACCATACTAAAACAATTAATCAAAACTCTTGATATCAACGGGGTTTATTTCAACAAAGATTATTCACCCTATTCAATTGAACGAGACGAAACCACTAAACAACTCTGTGATTCCATGCACATACAATGTGAAATGTTCTCGGATTATTATTTATATGAACCCGGAACTATCAAGAGTGGAAAGGCAGCATATAAAAAATACACGCCATTTTATACGAATGTTTTACATAAGGTGGTCGATGAACCACAAACCACAAAAATAAATAATTTTACGAAAACTACTACTACTACTAAACAAGATCATCATATTAGTCTCGATCAAGCATTCGACCGGTTTACAAAAAACAATCCTGAAATACTAGTACATGGTGGAAGAAGCTTGGGTGTGCAACGTTTGAAAACGGCAATTCGAGAACAAAAAAAATACGATGAAAAACGCGATTTTTTTATTGAAAATACGACTTTTTTGTCGGCGTATATAAAGTTTGGTTGTGTTTCTATACGTGAAGTCTATCATGCTTTTAAAGATGCATACGGATTAGGACATGGGGTTATTCGAGAACTTATTTGGCGTGAATTTTTCGCACATGTTCTCTATGCATATCCAGAAGTAGTTGGAAAATCATATCAACCAAGATATCAACATATTCAATGGCATAATAGTACCGCCAATTTGAAAAAATGGCAGAATGGACTCACCGGATTTCCAATCGTAGATGCTTCTATGAGACAATTGAATGCGACGGGTTATATGCATAATCGTGGGCGTATGACCGTTGCAAGTTTTTTGATAAAAACACTATTGATGGATTGGCGATTGGGTGAAAAATATTTTGCTCAAAAATTGACGGATTATGATATTGCATCCAATAATGGAAATTGGCAAGGAATTAGTGGAACAGGTGTTGATATGAAACCCTATTTTCGTGATATGAATCCTTGGATACAGCAAGAAAAATTCGATAAAAATGCGGAATTTATCAAAAAGTGGGTTCCGGAACTAAAAGACGTCGAACCAGTAGATATTCATAAATGGAACACCGCATATAGTGATCCGAAATACAAAGGCATCAAATATCCAAAACCAATAATTGATTATTTTGAACAAAAGACGAAAATGCTTAGCATGTATAAAAATGCGGGGTAATTCAATATTATTTAATACAATTTTTATAAATTGAATTAGATTGTAGTTATTATTTAAAGATGGGGTGCAACGGCTGCCAAAAATATCAGGCACTCAGTAGGCAAATATGATGATAAGATTACATATTTTGAAACCATTTAAGCACGAATTTCATTATTTCTTCTTTTATGAATCATTAGGGTCTATCTAAATAGTCCAAGAGCACTAGCGAATCTGTCGTATTCATCATCATCATCATTATTATTACTATTATCATTATCATCAATCATCACAATCACTATCATCATCACGACAATGGTATTCTGGTGGTTTAATATTTTTTTTATCTTTGTAATCATTTAATTCTTTTGTTATAAGATTTATTAAAGTAATTTTTGAGTTATTAATCAAATCATCACATTTTTTTTTTAAAGTTTCAATTGATATTTTAAACAATTTTGCATATATTTTATATACAAGTTCTTTAGTATGTGCATCATCAAATATTATCCTGTCTTTTGCCGTTTTATCATAAAATTTATTGCTTTTATATATTTTTTTCAAAATTTTTTCAGAAATTACATCATCAAATACGTTCGCGTTTTCTGAATTTTTATCTTTATTTTTAAAATATTCGTCCAACTGAATTATATCTTTATTTTTAAAATATTCGTGCAAATGAATTATTTGTTCATTTATTTTTGTTTTATCATCATCAGAGAGATCTGCTTTTATTACAAATAATGAATCCGATAATAATGATGGCGATAATAATGATGGTAATGAAGACGATTGCATTGATGGTTGTGATGAATTAATCTCATCACCTGTACCACCTGTAATTTTTCTAGTTTTTCTAGTTTTTTTAGTTTTTCTTTTGATAAATTTTGGCATATTATAAAATATAGTTACAAAATATTCTCTCTAAATATTTGAAATTATAAATGTACAAAAATAACAGGGTACTTGAAATAGCGGCATTTTCAGAAGGGTGAGGAACTAAGACATACCCTAGGTCTCGGAGAGGCTAGGGCACATGAGAGGTGAGGAATGCCACTAGGGCACATGGAAGGGTGAGACTTGAAAACGCGTTCTCAATTAATTTTATTGAATAAAAAATTGAACGAAAAATTGGTCGAATAAAAGTATGATATTAATAACAATCAAACTGTCTGACCTATCTACTTAATTTACTAACTTTTATAATCAATACTAATAATACTTTTTGATCAATACTAATAATATCAAAATGAATCAGGAACAAATCCTCGATCAAATATTCATTTCATTACCGATGGAAGAAAAAAACAAAATAATGTTTCAATATGGTTCTGATAATCCTGAAAATTTTAAAATTTATACCAATAGTGTATTAAGACTTTCCAAACCTCAAGAAGAAATTCAAGAAATTATTAGTTCAAAGCAACCACCACTAACTTTAAGTGACTTAAAAACAGATTCTGAAAATAATCAGCCGGTCGATGAGCCAGTGTTACCTCCTGCAACGGTAACTCTTCGTCGTTTAACTGATTTAGATCTGCAAAGACTCAATGAATTAAGTTCTGCTGATCGTCGCCAAGAAATTTCAAAACTGAATCTAAATGATCGCGATCATGATAATTTAATACACAAGTTATGGCGTTTACGTAATGCTGATCGTGTACGTTCTAACTCAAGACGTGCATACCAAAAAAAGCGTGGCGCTGTGTTGAATAAAATAATGATGACTATAGATGATATGCTTCTATAAATATCAAAATATAAATACATAAAAATCAAACTCAATATAAAAAAATACCCACAAAGGGTATTTTTTTTATTACTATTGGTCTATATGTCCAATGAAATAGTATTCTTAGCTGAATTATTTTTCTTACGGTTCGATCGTTTTGGCATGTTATTATTTTGAATATCTTTTAAAGAACTAATTGAAACCATTGAATCATCCTCTGTATTAATTGTTTCTTGTATATTGATATTACGGGTTTTCAAACCAGACAAAATATTATCAATATCACTAGTTTGAGGACCTTTCATTTCAGGGCGCTGTTGCTGTTGTTGTATTGGTTGTTGTATTGGTTGTGGTGGTAAATTCATTTGTCTAATACTACGATCAGGTTGATTGACATCACGGAAATTATTATTCAATTCAACACCTTGTTCATAAAACATAGTTGATCCTCGGCCAGCATTTAAATCCGGCCTATTTGAAGGAGTTTCTGTAAAATTCATATTTGATCCGGGTCGTTGCGGTGGTGGTTGTGATTTAGTTTCAACTGGAGCTGGTGGTGGAGGTCCTCTAGGACGAGTATTTTCTTGCATAAGATTACTAGCCATTTGAAAGCCAGGTGAATTTTTTCCCATAACGTTGACAGTTGCATCAGTGAACATTTTCATCAATTCAGGACTTTGTTTGATAACATCATTGAATGCGGGTGTAGCACTAGAAAGCGCTTTATTGGAAAAATTCAATACAGCAGCACTAAAAACAACTCTCAATAAAAGTGAAATTTCAGGAGCTAATTTACCACCCTTGTATTTATCATATAATTCGGCAAAAATTTCCTCATAACTATCAATATCTTCACTAACTTGTTCTCCCCAACCATCCAAATTCAAATCAAAAGGATTGAATGCGGCATTTGCATATTCCATTGAATTGATAAAAGTCATAAACCACCATCCCTGTAATTTAACACTATCCTTTCTACGTTTATCTTCCATTGCGGATTCATATTCATCTTCGACTTCAGCAAAATCAGAATCCATATTGAAATGAGAATTATGTTTTGTCAATCCTTTTTCATACCACTCTTCCATCTTTTTAATCATCATACGTTGTTTTCGTCTACGGTCTCTATCACTAAGTTTAGATGAAGAAGATCCTGAATAAGAAGCAGCAGGTGCAGGTGCTGGTGCAGATGAAGAAAAAAAATTACCAATTCCGCCACTAATATTATTCAATGGGATATCAGTCATTTTTGAAAAACCATCCCATGTTTTATTATTACCAACACTTTCACGGGTTGCATTTCCTAAATTAGAATCATTCTTTTCTTCTTCGATGTTTAAAGATACTTTTTTAGAAGATTCAGTAGGTTCATTGCCGCCAATTCCAAACATGTTGGATGCAAAATTTACAAATGAACTACTTGTGTTTGCATTAATATTTTTAGAAGAATTACCCGTAAGTTCATTCAATTCATTTTCTAAAGAATCAAGTTCACCTAAATTTAAATTCATTGAAGAAGATGATTTTTTTTTATCATTCATTAATAATTCAATTCCACCTCCAAAACTTACACTAGGTTTATTGTATGGTTCATTTAAATTCAAAGAAACTGGTTCTAAATCATTAATACCAAGATCAATAACTTCCATTTATGATAATTATACAATTTTTATTTTTAAATCCTCCGCGTATATTATTATATTTTTTTGTTTTAAATACCATAATCCTTGTAAAAAACAATCGGCTAAATCATCCTTCTTTTTTGTATCTAAAGATGTAATCCATTGGTTTAAAAAATCGTTTACAGATAGTATTCGAGAACAATAAGATACACCGTCCATTTTGTGTTTTTTATAATCTGGATTTTTGATATTTTTTTCAACACTATTTTCCACTGGTTTTTCAGCGAGTTTCATCGTATTTTCTAAATTTTTCTCATTGGTCTTGATTTTTTTTATATCAAATTGTTTCAATTTATTAGAAGAAGATACAAAATCGATAACTATGTTTTCATCTTTGATAATAAAATATTGTGCCAACATACCCTGTATTGTTTTCATCCGATTTGCAATGGGTGATATTTGATTTTCTATAATTACATTCGAAATATTGGAGGATTCGAGAACCTGGTTCAATGAATTCTTCATATTTTTACCTATTTTTATTAGATCAGTATCGTTCGCGGTTTTCGATTTCTTTTTGATAATGGGTTCCAATGATTGTTTTTTCAAAAATTCATCGATTTTATCGATTATTTCGCCTTTTTTTAGTGTTTTTGTAATGTTCTCGACATCCATAAATAAAAGATGGGAATTTCCTAGTTTTACTAACTCTTCCAATTTCATTTTTTTCAAATTCAAGGATTTTTTTGGAATCAAAAATGGAGAACTTTTAGCATGTTTTTCACAATAATATACATTATTTTTATGATATTTTGCATTGGAATTACAATTAGTGGCTGCTGCTTTTTTGGATTTTGGAATGTTTTTACAAGAACACTTCGGTTCGGGTTGTTCAATGTCCATTAAATTGAGAACATTCCAATCACTTATAGAAAGATTATTAGATGCATCAATACAGAAAATACAATATGCCATGTTTTTAATACCAATATCAAAACTTATTAGATTCATTGTTCTCGATATTATAAATAAAATGACTAAAAATATAAAATCTCAATAGTTTATATTTTTATGTTGAGAACGAATAAATGTTTTGTAGTTACAAAATTATTCGTTTTAATGATATATATATAATATAATAAAAGTATATTAATGACATATATTACTTTATTGTACTTTATTGTTTTCTTACATGTTATTACATGTCTTATTCTTAAATCATCTTGTGTGTTGTTGAATATAAACACATGGATTACGTTAATGGTATGGGTAGGGTTTATTTATTTAGCATATTGTTTTGATAAAAAAATATTCTTACTTGGTCCAATTCTGCTTTTGATATTAAACGAAATTCTTTATGTCAAATTAAATATAGATGGGTTTGATGGTGAATCTAGAACTAAACTCTTTTATGATATTACCACTACTTATTTTATTAATAATAGTCAACATAATACAAATTTAACCGAAGGTGTTTATTTAAAAAACTTGGATGACGATACTTCTCTTATGAATGAGAGTGAAGCAAAAGAACTAACTCCCGAAAAAGCTAATCTAAACAAGTACGACAAGTTTTTCATGTATTTAAATATTGAACCAAATGAATATAAAAATATTAAAATTTTGGATATGGGTTGTGGAAACGGTGACTTTATTAAATATTGTAATTCGTTGGGAATTCAAACAACTGCCATGTCAATTTCAAGCGAACAAGTTGATGCTTTAAAAAAACAAAATCTAGATGTATATTTAGGAAGTTATCGTGATTTTCACCCCGAATTTATTGGAAAATATGACATTGTCACTTTTTGGGGTTCGCTAGAACATGTAACACAAAGTTATCCATGTTCAAAGAGTGGTGAGAAAAAAGCAGAAAAAGAAATTAAAAATGTAATGAGTCATGTTAAACAATATTACAAACCTGATTCTAAATACAAATTATTATTTAATACAACATTACACATGAACAAAAAAATATGTGAAGAAACACTAAATTCTTATATTGTTGAACGTGCTTATGGAGGTTGGTATTTTTACGATGAACCTGGTCAAACTCTTTCTGATAAAATAGAAAGCATTGGATTTGACAAAATAAAACAAGATGATTTTACATATCATTACTATATGGCTAGCAAAATAGACCCATCTCATTTTGGTGCTCCATCGAAACTCAGTATATATTATATATTAGTGTTATTGTTTGGTATTTTTATAAATCCAAATTTAATTGCAATGGCATTTTATAATTTACGTGGAGAATGGATGTGGCAATTTGATAATAAAATTCATTACTTTGATGAAAAATGCGAGACATGTTCATTTATAGAAAGGTCCAAACGACCAACTACATTACTATGGAGTGTTAATAAATTAAATTATGTTGATCAAATAGCATAATAACATGCAAAATATTATTAAATTTTATTATCCGTATTAAATAAATAGAAAATACTTAAATGTAAAATTATATATTTAAATATTAACATCCAATGCATCTATCTAATGAATTACGATCAACAATTAATATTCAAGATTTGAAAAATAGTATTCCAAAGGAATGTTTTAAAAAAAATCCAATTATTGGTACATATTATATTTTACGTGATTTTATGTTTCTATACATTTCCTATTTTATTTTCTCTAATACAAATCAGAATACGATATATAGTATTATTTATTGGAATTTCACTGGATTTTTTATGTGGTGTTTGTTTGTAGATGGTCATGACTGTGGGCATGAAAGTTTCAGTGACAGTTATATGTTGAACACAATAATGGGACATATATGCCATACACCATTATTAGTACCTTTCAGTACTTGGGCAAACAGTCATTATTATCATCATTCTTACCATAATCACATATACAAAGATTATTCCCATGTTTGGATTTCTGAAGAATATAAAAAGAAAAAACCAGTCGCTTTGATTTTTCTTCAAAAAAGTGGTCTTATTCCAATAGTAGGTTGGTTCGTATATATGTGTGGTTTTGTAGACGGTGGTCACTGGATACCACTTGGTGGAAGACTTTGGGAAAATAATAATTTATATAATTTTATACATTCAATAATAAGTAGTACTTTTGTATTTACCATTTTGTATCTGTATCTATATTTGTGTAATTTTCATCTTTATACTTTCATGTTATATTATGGATATCCATGGTTTGTTTTTTCATTTTGGCTTAATACAGTAACTTATTTACAACATCATGATAATGATGTAGATTCTACAATTGTATATAATGATAAGAGCTGGACTTTTGTTAAGGGTGCATTACAGACGGTAGATAGAAGTTATGGATATTGGATTGATCATTTGTCACATAATATTACAAATGGTCATCTTGTTCATCATTTATTTTTTAAACAAATACCTCATTATAATTTAGAAAAAGCAACAAAGCATTTATATAAATATCTGGACAAAAATGGTATTCCATATAAATGTCGAGATACGCCGGATTTTTTTGTAAAAATATTTGAATTGACGTATAACAACCTTAATGAGGCAAAATTAATCGGATAATATTATTTTAACGTACTTAGTTTGACATTTTTCCTAATAATTTATCTTGTGTAATAACAGGTGATATCTTTCGCGATTCTAATTGTTCTCTAGATAAATACATTTGTTTCAAATCACTAGATGCATAACCAAAAGGTTTTGTATTATCTAATCCAGATGTAAACATGTAAGGTGCTTTGTGTGGTCCATTTACAATGTTTGATTGTATTGATGGTACATCAATTGGTCTCTTATAATAACCAGTATCGTTCGCGGATTCGTGAAAATTATATTCCATGATCTGTTTTGCATTTTTTTGTAAATATTGGCGGTATTCCCAATTTGATTTTATGTTATTCGTTTCAATGAGCTCTGCATTGATAATCGATTCTGGTTGCCAACTAGCAACTATAGAACGTCCATCACTCATTAATGGAGGGAATTTTGAATATTTATTATTAGTATTATAGCCTAATGAAGAAGGAGGAATTGTTTCTTTTATAAAAGGACATCCGCAATTAATATTAACAGGTGAATTTGAAAACATTGGATTATATATTATAAAGTATATAATATATAATTATGCAATATGCTAAAGTAATATTTATTTATTCTTCTATATTTTCTAATAGTTTCAAAAGATCATGTTTCTTCAATTTACTAGCGTCACTACATAAACCCTTTGATATAACCAAAGTTTTCAAAGCAGTCAATGACATTTTTTTATAAACTTCTTTTTCTGATTCTTTTTTATTAATTTCTATTTCGTTATTAGTATCACTATTATCTTCTTCATCTAATGGCATAATTTTTTCAACATTAATTGGTTCTACATTTACAGGTTCTAATGTTTCAACTTCATTTATATCATTTTCATTATTATCTGTTAGTTCTTCTAAAGCTAATTCTGTTATTTCATTTGAGTCTGTTATATTTACATTAATAATTTTAATACTACCTTCATCTTCGTCGTCATCCTCGACATCTTCGTCGTCGTCATCCTCGTCGTTGTCATCTTCGTCGTTGTCATCTTCGTCGTTGTCATCCTCGTCGTTGTCATCCTCGTCATCATCCTCGTCATCTTCCTCGTCATCATCCTCGTCATCTTCCTCGTCATCTTCGTCATTCTCAACTTCTTCGATTTCATTGTTGTAATCATTTTCACTAATATCCATAGTTTCATTAATAAAATGCTGGATTTCTGGAATAGATTTAGATAACGGATTAAAAACATTCATAAAAGGTACATTATTTTGCATACGTATAGTATTCAATTGTTTTACAATATCATTGATAATTTCAAACATAGTATCACATTTTTGTTCTAAACCAGTAATACGTTGTTTAAAATGATATACTAATAATAATACGAGAACAAATGTAATTCCTAAACTAATAAAGAAAAAAGTTTCAATAAAATTAAAAAAGGCCATTTATTATAATAAAAGAATATATAAATATAAAGCAAACGAAAGCTCTAAATCCATTTTTTTAATTATTATTCATTCGTAAAAAATAAAATATAATATAGTATTAATATTATTTAGAAATGGATAACACAATAGAAAATAGTCTTCCTAAAACAACAAATAATACAAATAATACAAATAATATGTTTAGTAATAAAAATACAATTATAATGTTGTTAATTTTTTTACTTATTTTATCATTTTTAGGAATAAATTTATTGAATATTTCTGGTGATATTGTTCAACGTATTTCAAATATATTCGGGCCAGTTTTCGTGAATTTTTTATCACTATTTGGGTATACTACTGGAACAGTTATAAATAAAACAGCAGATGTTGTAGCTGACGCAAGTAAAACCGGCATTGATATAGCCGAAGGAACAGCGCAATCTGTTGGTGGTTTATTTTTAAAAGCCAGTCAAAATTTACCAAACCAACCAAAGGAACAACCGCAACCACAACCACAACCACAACCACAACCACAAAAAAAACCTGAAACTAAATCCGAACCCCAACCCGATACAACGAAAAACCCAATACAAAACCCAATATCATCTATAAAAGCAAGATGGTGTTTAGTTGGCGAGTATGAAGGACGTAGAGGATGTATCGCAATAAATGAACATGATAAATGTTTATCTGGACAAGTATTCCCTACCCAACAAATGTGTTTGAATCCAACTTATACATCTAATATGCAATCATTAAAACCGATGAAGGTATAATTAGTAATTACTATTTAATATAGGTTTAATATACGGATCATTTGAAATACCACTATTAATAATACAATTAAATGGATTTGTATTATTGAATGGCTTACCACCACTCGTAATGATATCATTATATATATTTTCTGTTAAATTACTATACATAGATATATAGGTATTGTTTAAAATACTAGAATTAGATATATTTGAAGATGATATTAATGAATTGAAACTTAATTTAATGTCATATATAAATCCGGGTTCTGTATATAAATTGATATTTGATATTTTTAAAATACCAGCATATATAAACGCAGAAAATGGAAACGTATTTGAAGATGTTGGTGGTGACAATGTTAGGTTAATAGGTGAATTCATTGTAGTAAATTGATATAAAGGCGGATCGTTGAATACTATTGTTGGTTGACCACTATAATATGTTATTAGAGAAATAGAAGACAGTAATATTTGTAAATCATAAGGGCTTATTTTATTAATATTAGATCCATTAATTTGAAATGCTATTGGCGTTTCTATTGAAAACTGATGAACAGGTGTATTTTCATTATTTTGAATATATAATGTAGCTATAGTAGTTTCAATATTATTTGGTATATTGATATTATCAACCAAATTATAACTATAGTTAATTATTTCTGAAGTATTATCTACAGCATACGCAGCTGTATTTGAAGCAAAGTTATACAACGGTACAGTATTATCATTATACAAAACAGTAATTGGACCTGGAACATCACATGAAGTAGATAATGTTGGTAAAGATAAATCATTTGGACAATATACAATCTTATTATTTCTCGCATTTGCGAGTTTTGCCCATTTTTCTTTTCTAGTTAAACTATTTGTTTGTGAACTGGACGTATTACTACTATATCGTAATATTTCAGCCTTTCTTCTCATATTTAATTGAAATTCAGTATATTGTGGGTATGGAGAAATAGGCGTGTATCTTGGTAATGGCTTATTAAAAAGTTGTAATAATTTACGTTGATCACAAATAGTTGTTAAATTCAATAAACCAGACATTTTTATTATATAATATATACTATTATATGATAATCTATTTATTATACCATGAATTAGATATATATGAATAATTACCTTTTGCAGTTGAAGCGGTTGATTTGCTATAAGTGCTTGTGTTAGGGCCATATGTAACAATACCATTAATTTCAAATACATTCATAGCATAACTATAATAACGAAGATTCGAGAATTTTCCAATAAAACCACCATTTTGAGCATAATTGATATCATTATAATTTTGTTTTGGAACATTGTTCATAACATAACGGTTTGCTATTATACCATTGACATATACATCAATTATTGTATTTTGAACACGAATAGCTGTATGAAACCATTTTCGAATAGGTATATTACTTATATCAACAATAGCAGAATCACTTGGAGATACAGAATCCATAATAACACGTAAAGTATTTTTACCAGGAGAAATATAAACGCCAGGACTATTATTTACTTTTGCTATTCCATCTAATGAACTATAATTGGTATCTCCCTTATTAAAAACATGTTGATATGTTGTGGAACTAGTATTAAAATCAGTTACATATAACCAAAATGACCAAGTAAATTCCAATCCGGTTTTGCGATTATTGGAACGAATAATTTCAATAGAATTAGTATTTTTTGGGTCTTGAGTAATAATTTTACTTTCATTTCCATCAATCATACCTTTTATTATATATGGGTTTGCAGGTGATGATAAAAAATATGTAATTAACAATATTCCTAAAGATGATAAGAATACAAATAAAATAATAGCTAATAATAGAAATGCGAATTTGGCAAAAATAGTGTTTGATTGTAAAAACTCAGAAGATGCACCAAGTCCTGCTTCCGCCTTTTCTGAAAAAGCAGAAACTGACGAATTTACATTTTCTTTTAAATCACTAACAGTATTACCCAATGTTTCACCTACATTTTTCATTTGTTCTGGCATTTTTAATTCGGTTATTTGTGGTAGTGGATTCATAATATAATATTTATAGTATATATTATATTAATAAAAATAATAACATTTAAAATAATTGTATTTTGTTACTTTCGACATTATCTTTTAATATTTGTAAGTTTAATCCATAATTACCTAAAGAACTTAATAATGGAATACTTCCGTTACCATCCATATAATAATTCCATACTGTTTGTGGATCAACTGGTCCAGAACTCCATTGTTTGAATTTTGTAATATATGCATCCCAATTAGTTAAATTAACAACACTAGTACCTAAATTGTTATAAGCAGCTAAATCAGAGTTACCTACAAATACTAATGTATTTTCATCTGGCGGTGTCTTAGGTATAACTGATGATTCACCGGTTTTAGAATAGAATCTTTTTGACTGGATAAGTTTACCATCTAAATATACGTCTACAAATTGATTATCTACACTAACAACAATATTAACCCATTTTTGTAATGGGAAATTATCAGTAATTGTCAAATTTTGAGCAGTATTATCAGACATAGTCATTTTACAAATTAACGTAGGAGTAGTTTTATCTAAATATAATATCATATTATTTGCTCTACTGAATACAATGTGGTATATATTCGAATTCCATGTATTTACATAAAGCCATATACCATATGCATATCTAGTAGCCTGTGGGTTATATACTTTCATGCCAGAAACTTGATAATTTAAATTTGCTTGAGCTTGTAAACTTTTCGCTGTATTTGTAAAGAATTTATATAATATATAAACTAAAAATACAATAATAATGCCTAAAATAATAACAACAGTGTTCATTATAAAATAGTAATATAAAATATTTATTGATTTATGAAGTATTAAACAAAAGTTGGTGGGTTCTTTGCCATGAATAAATTATAAGCATTTATAATTTGTGATTTCATAAGAGGTTCTGTATAATAATTAATATTACAAATTGCGCCATCTAATCCATCTTGTGTTCCTATAGTTATATTATCATTGGCTGAATAAACTGGCGCATTATTATCAAACTTATATGTTTTCTCTAAATTACCATTTATAAATAAATCTACTTTATCTGAATAATAATTAAACACTATGTTATTCCATTTTTGGCCAGGTAATGTCATCTTTATACTAGATTCTTTAGTTTTAGAATCAGTAAAATAAAATATATATTTGTCCTTGTTATTATCTGTTGTAATATCATTATAATATGTTATTCTTGGTTTTCCATTACCATAATTGAATATTTCAGTTTCTTTTGAATAAGACATGTTATTAGGAGGTTGATTATTTAAATATACCCACATAGAAATTGCATAACGTTGTCTATAAGAATATGTTTGTGTATTCTCCAATGTCTGAATATCGTCTATTTTTTTGAATGAATTGGAATTATTACTAGTTATTGGATCTTTTATACGTAAATCATAATTATTACCGATAGTAGTTTTCATATCTAAAAATGCACTTTTTGGTAATAATACCATATTTTTTGTAGTTTTTGTAATTAAATAATTTATAATATCTTTTGAATATAAATAAGTTAATACTAATAATACTTCAATTATAAATAATATATAAATTGCTAGTGATGTCATTCTGAACTCTTTCAATATATATTTGAAAAAATCAATAATCAAACAAGGAATATAAAATATGAAATAAACTATAAAACCGCTGAAATTATTCATTGATTTTAAATAATTACCAAAAATATAAAAGAATATTGCTAATCCAATTATTATAATAAAAAATAAAAGGAAATTCATAGCATATGAAATAAACGTTAAATTTTGTTTGTTTAATGAAGAGTATGAATAAATAACCGCAGTAAATAATATACCAAGAATAATCATTAAAAACATTTTATATATCGGACTATTTTGACTTTCTATTCGAATTATAAAAGTAAACACTATTAAAAGTGGTATTATAGCGGTTAATGAATAAATATAACTTCTATTAGTCAATGCGTCACTATCTAATGTTGCCATATACAAAATCACTCCAACTAAAAAAATAATAAAATAAAGAATACCGTATTTGATAAGTTGCGATTGTGAATTTTTTAAGGTGTCCATAATTATTTTTATTATATTTGATATAGAATCCGCATTATTTATAAGTAAAAAAAATATTAAAAACCCCACCGGTATTAATATTATTAATTTACTAGATTCTATTTCATAAGGGCTAATTACATTTGTTATTATTAAATTCATGTATATTATGCTCATCAATATTGCAGATGTAATTACTTTTATATTGATTGATATAGTATAATCCATTATTTTTGGTATCTCAATTACTAAGTTATAAACTTTATTCATAACGAAAATCAAAAACGGTAATACAATCATTGTGCATGAAATTATTGAAATATAATTTTCTTTATTTTTGGCATTATGTATCGATTTGGGTACAAACACTAATAATAAAACAGAAATAATAATGAAAATAGCTATAAATAAAAAAATAAATTTTTCTCTTGAAATGTCGATCGCTAATGGATTGAAAATTACAAATTTCAAGCTATCAAATGAATAAAGATAAAAAAAGAAAAAAATTGGGAAAAAAAACATAAGAATTACATAAGTTGATATAAATGATTTATCATTTAAAATTTTTTCATTATTCATTTATAACTATTTAATATATAGATAGAATTAAATAAATATTTTTATCTAAAAAAGGTTTTATAGATTTTCAATAGTTGTTTTTTTACCATGACATTCCCTACATAATGCTACTAAATTATCTATATGATTACTTCCACCATATTCTAAACGTTTTATATGATCAACTTCAAACCATGCGTTTAATTGGGTTTGGCAATCACCACATTTCCAATTTTGCCTAGATGCTACAAATTTCTTTTTTGTTTCACTTACAGAACGTTTTGTTGCTTTTTTTCCAGAATTTGCAAGACGATTTTCGGCTGCATTTTGCATTGGTGATCTACCAGCTGGCATAGGTATTATAGGATAATTATAGCTATCATAGTCACCACCATCAATACTTCTATATTGATCATTTACAAAATTATGTTTTGTTGTAAAATCTAAAATAGGAGATATAATACTCGACGTTCCCTTATCAATTGGTAAATATTTTATATAATCATTTGTAGTCGTCATAATATCATGTGCTCTAGCTGGATTTCGTTTTATCAATACATATAACATAAGAGCTACGAAAGCGATTCCAGCCATTTGATAATATTTTTTACCAGATTGTAACATTTTCATATATTTACCATCCGTGTATACATTTGCCATTAAAAATGCTGCTATAATAAATATGAGAATTTCAATACGCATATTTATATATGTTATTCTAATTATAATATAGCGAGAAAACTTCATTGATTATAATAAATAATAATTAAACCGAGTAATATCAAAATGATAGCCATAATAAGATAGTGTTTTCGCATTTTAATTTTTTCAGCCAAATAAATGGGTTTAGGTTTGTATTGGTCTCGATATATTTCTAAAGCCAATAGTAATGGTATTTCTGGTTTTCCTAACATTACATTGTATTTATTATGAATAAAATGTGTCCATCGAACAAATGAATCACGACTATCTAAATAAGGTGTTACTGGATATTTATCTAATATTCGACTAAATTTGTCTCCCATTTCTGGAACAGGTATAAATAATGGAATATTTTGTATAAAATCATAGTATTTTCGCTTGGTTACATCATTTGGATTTATTGGATACGACTCTGCTACCGTATGTATAAAAAACCAATAATGTGGTCCCCAGACAGATGGATCAAAATGCATTTTAATTATAAATATATAAAGATAATGGAATATAATAAAATAGGAAAATCGAAACAATAATAATAAAAAATGAATGATTCATATTGTAATAATTGTGGAAAACAGGGGCATTTATATCATCATTGTAAAATGCCAATAATTAGTGTCGGTTTAATTACTTTTCGTATTCATAATGATGAAATACAATATTTAATGATTTGTCGTAAAGATACTTTAGGATATATTGATTTTATGAGAGGTAAATACTCGATTTTTAATAAAGAATATATATTGAATATGCTAAAACAAATGACCATAGAAGAAAAAACGAAATTAAAAACACTTGATTTTGAAGAATTGTGGATAGGATTATGGGGAACAAAGTCAGTTTCATCGCAATATAAATCAGAAGAAGTAGTCTCTTATGAAAAAATTAATTCACTACGAAATGGTATAACAGTGAAAAATGAATTTTATACTTTGGATTCATTAATAGAAGAAAGCAATAAATACCAATTATGGAAAGAGCCTGAATGGGGATTTCCAAAAGGTCGTAGAAATTATCAGGAAAAAGATTTTGATTGTGCTTTGCGTGAATTCAATGAAGAAACTGGTTTCAATATTAAAGATATTATAACATTTCAAAATATATATCCTTTTGAAGAAATATTCACAGGGTCTAACTATAAATCATATAAACATAAATATTATTTGGCTTATATGAAGTATAATAGTACACTTGATATGGATAAATTTCAGTCATCCGAGGTTAGTAATATGGAATGGAAAACATACGATGAATGCATCCATGCAATAAGACCATATAATTTAGAAAAAATAAGATTACTAACAATTATTAATAATATATTAAAAACGTTTCGTATATTTTTATTATAAATTCTTCGAAAATATCAGTATAAAAAAATATATTGATATTTTAAGTATGTCTTCTAATAAAAGAAAAAAAGATTTGGAAAAAAAGAATATAACAAAGAAAAAATCGCCTCCTAAAAATACATTAGAAGAATTAAGAGATAATATTTTAAAAACAGCCGATATTTTTAGAGAAATAAAAGGTACAGAAGTTGCAAAAGATAATCAAATAGTTAAATACATTTTAAAAAAAGGCGTAAACCGACCGGAACCAGAACAACCAGAACCAGAACCAGAACCAGACCAAACTGAAACAGAACAACCAGAACCAGAACCAGACCAAACTGAAACAGAACAACCAGAAACAGAAGTAGATTCCAAAAGACCATTATTAAAACGTTCTCTAGACAATGATCCAAAATATAAAAATACTTATATTGGTAATAATAGATATGAACAAACATATTTATTTTATGATCATGAATTAAGATTTGAACATTATAGTAATATAGAAAAATTATTAGAATTGACTAATAATAACGATGATTCCAGTATTTACAAAGAACAAATTAATAATTTTTATCTTCCTAAGAAAATATCGGATAAAAAATTAGAAAAACAAATAAAAGAACAAAATAAAAAAACGTATGGTAGATTTAGAGGTGATCTGATATTAGCATTAATAAGTGATATTGCTGCTCCAAAAATAAATAAAACAAGAAAATTAAATATAGTACCTCAATTGAAAAATAAAACAAGAAAACTTAATATTATAAATAAAGTATCAGAACCTACAATAAACCCTATAAACGAACCTACAATAAACCCTATAAACGAACCTACAATAAACCCTATAAACGAACCTACAATAAACCCTATAAACGAACCTACAATAAAACCTATAAACGAACCTATCGAAAATCAAATCCAAAATCCACCTCCTGCACCTGAACAAGAACCGTTTATTGAAGAAGAACCGCTGGAAGAATCGTTTGAAGAATCTACACAAGAAGAACCTATAATAAATCAAGATAAATTACCTACAAATATAATTGAAAATTCTGAAAAAGAAGAAGAAATACAGCAAAAAATCGGTATTCCTGAGAACCTCGATACTGATTCGAAAGAATATAATGCATTTTTATTCAATAAAGAAAAATTAGAACATGAATCTTCAGATACAAAAGAATTCGATTTTTTATATCCGGAATTGAATGATCCAAATTTCAATATAAAAATCGCAAAACGTAAAGAATTCAATGATACTAAGTTTGATGGTTCTATTTATGACATAAAAGAACAAGCTGAAAAGATGTGTAATGCGGACTTTGAATTATTACCACATCAATTATTTGTAAAAAACTTTTTATCATATCAAACACCTTATAATTGTCTTTTGCTGTACCATATGTTGGGATCTGGTAAAACGTGCAGTGCTATTGGTGTTGCAGAAGAAATGCGTAGTTATATGAAACAAATAGGTTTAGTTCAAAAAAATAAACGTATTTTGATTGTTGCCTCGCCAAACGTTCAAAATAATTTCCGTCTACAATTATTTGATGATCGTAAATTGAAAAAAGAAAATGGAATGTGGAATCTTAATACATGTATTGGTAATTCATTATTGAATGAGATAAATCCATCATCGATGCATGAATTAAAACGAAACCAAATTATAAGTGAAATAAATAATCTAATAAAGACATATTATCAATTTGTAGGTTATGATAAATTAGCTAATATAATACGTTCCGAAACCAAGGATGCCGACCTAGACAAAGAACCTACCAAAGAACAAAAAGAATTGGAAATTAAAAAAATCCGTCAATTATTTAATAATCGTCTTATTATTATTGATGAAGTACATAATATAACACTTGCACAAGATAACAAAGAAGCTAAGAAAGTGGGAAGTATGTTGATGCGTATTGCTCGTTATGCACAAAATATACGTCTTTTGTTACTATCAGCCACACCTGTTTATAATAATTATAAAGAAATAATATGGTTGACGAATCTTATGAATGCTGTTGATAAACGTAGTTCCATAAAAATTGAAGATGTTTTTGACAAAGAAGGTAATTTTGTAAAAGAGAGAACTACCAAAGATGGTGTAAAACTAGAGGGTGGTAGAGAACTTTTGAAACGTAAATTAACTGGATATGTTTCTTATGTTCGTGGTGAGAACCCTTATACATTTCCTTTTCGTATTTATCCTGATACATTTTCTCCTGAAAATACATTTAATAATGAGTCTAATAATCAATCAACTACACCAATACCGGAAGAAACTACTATGCGATCTGAAACTATAACTGGTGGTGCTGATCCACCTATTGTAAAAAAAGAAGGACAAGAATTAAATGAACCAGAACAAACCAATGTTGCACCAGAACAAACCAATGTTGCACCAGAACAAACCAATGTTGCACCAGAACAAACCGTCGTTTCTATACCAGTAATAACAAGATATCCAACAATACAAATGAATTTGAAACCTATCGAAAAACCATTACAACATTTACCTGTATATTTAAATCCTATCGGTGAATATCAAGAAAAAGCATATAAGTTTATTATGGATAATTTACGAAATAAATCTTTTAATACATACAATGTTCATGGTGAAGAAAGAGAAATGCCAACATTTGAAAATATGGAGTCATTTGGATATACTCATTTACAGCAACCATTAGAATCACTTAATATTATTTTTCCAAATCCTGATTTTAAAGATACTGAACCTCAACCACAAAAGTCAGAAGAGAGTCAACCACAAAAACCTCAACAACAATCATTCGTTCAAAGTATTGGTAAAACTATTGGACTAACTGGCGGAGCAGGTGACTCTATAGACTCCACTTTGTCGGGTGAATCATCTATAGAATCTACCGTACAAGAAAATACAGAAATCATCAAAAATATGACCGGAAAAACAGGGCTATCTAATATAATGACATATGATACGATACGTGAATCCTATGAATTACGAAAGAATTTCGAATACAAACCACATATATTGGAAAAATATGGTAGAATATTCCATCCAGACAACATCGGTAAATATAGTGGTAAGATGGGAAATATATCCAATATACTACGTAAATCAGAAGGTATTGTTATTATTTATTCACAATATATCGACGGTGGCGTAGTCCCCCTTGCTCTTATGTTGGAAGAAATGGGTTTTACAAGATACGGATTTGCATCTCATACCACGTCTTTATTGAAAACACCACCTCCTTCAGAAAAAATGCTAGACGCTGTTACTATGAAAACAAAAGAAGATTTTTTGAAAGCAAAACAAGCAGGTGAAACACATCGCAGTAATCCTATTGGTGAGTTTTCACAAGCCAAGTATGTTATGATAACAGGTGATAAAACATTCTCACCAAATAATTTGGCAGACATAAAATATGTAACATCGAAAAACAATGTCAATGGCCAGAATGTAAAAGTTATTCTTATTAGTCAAGCCGCAGCGGAAGGTCTAGATTTCAAAAACATTCGTCAAGTACATATTTTATCACCTTGGTATAACTTGAATAGAATTGAACAAATTATAGGAAGAGGTGTTCGTAATCTAAGTCATTGTGATCTACCATTCGAAAAACGTAATGTAGAAATATACCTACATTCTACTACTCCAAAAAATGATGAAGAACCCGCCGATTTATATTTATATCGTTATGCAGAGAACAAAGCTATACAAATCGGTGAAATAACACGTCTAATGAAAGAAGTCGCAGTCGATTGTATATTGAATATTTCTCAAACTAATCTAACTGTAGATAAATTATTAGAGAACATCGGAAATCAAAAAATCCAAATACAATTATCTAGTAATCCAACCGCAATAGATTACAAAGTAGGAGATAAACCATTCACAGATATTTGTGATTACAAGGACAACTGTAATTTCGTATGTTCTCCAAATATACAAATCAATGAGGACGATGTAACTAAAAATACATATAACACGGGTTATCTAAAAACGAATTATTCGGCCATTGTAAAAAGAATTCGGGAACTATTTAGGGAACAAAATTTCTATAATCGAGAACAATTGATTGCTTCTATAAATATTCTACGTAAATATCCCGATGAACAAATCGATTATGTTCTTTCGATATTTGTTGATAACAACGAAACAATTGTTGATAAATATGGTCGTAATGGGTATATAATAAATAATGATAGTAATTATATTTTTCAACCTATCGAGATCACAGATGAACGTAGTAGTTTATTTGATCGAACTGTTCCAATTGATAATAAAAACACAAATTTAGAAATGGAAATTGATACTACCAAACAAAAAAAAGAGCCATTAGAACAAATTGGCGAAAAAATAATTGATGTCGATTTTAGTGATAAATATGATAATATTATCAATGAATTGAAACAACAATTGAATGTTCTCGAAACTGAAAAAGAAAATGCATTGAATAAAGTAAAATTAATAGAAGATGAAAATGATTGGTATGTTCACTGTGGACGTATATATGCCATATTAATAAATGAGAACATTCATAATGTACCCACTGACAGTGTAAATAAATATATTATTTATCATTTTTTGGATACATTAACAAGTGAACAACGGTTGGTTCTCATTCAATATTTATACAAAACACCAGATATTGAAACTACAAAACCATTAGATAATAACGAGACAATAATAAAAAAATATTTTGATGAAAAAATAGTAGAAAGAAATAATATCAAAGGGATTGTTCTCGAAGTCGATAAAAAAACCTTGCTTTTTATTCAAGATTCGGAAACAAAGGAATGGAATAAGTCCAAACCTAGTGAAAATATATTATTTCAATCGATCGTTCAAAAAAAATATGAAATCGCTAGAGAGAACATCAATAATTTTGTGGGTTTTATGCATAATTTCAAGAAAGAGGGTGTTGTATTCAAGACAAAAGATATGTCAGATAAGCGTAATAATATAGGACTGAGATGTAGTGGAAGTACTAAAAATGATACTATTAAGAGATTGAACAGGGTTCTCGAAAGTGGTCCATTTTTCAAAGAGGGTGATGAAAGAAACATTTACAATGATGCGACATCGATCGAAATAAAGAAAATAGGGTTCTGTGTTATGTTGGAAATAATAATGAGATATTATAATGATGTTGAAATGGAAAAAAACCCATTAGTAAGAAAAACATGGTTTTTTGATGTAGAGAAAACGATTTATAATAATTTGGTGAATTTATAAATAAAAAAAATAGTTTATACTAAAATGTCAAATACAAATGCACCTTCTATAAATTT